TGCTGGCCCACGATCGCGGTGAGTGCCAGCCCGGCGGAGACCGGCAGCGCGCCGAGTTCCGCCAGCGTCAACTCGCCCAACTGCCGCATTGTCAGCCGGTCCAGCCCCAGCGCCCCCGGCGCGTAGTACGTGACCGCGTCGCCGAACTGGATCATCAGGTTCGGCGTGGCGACCTCGGCGAACATCGTGTCGAACACACTCATAGGCCCAATAACGAATGAGCAATGACGAATGACGAATTCCGCCATTCATCATTCATCATTCATCGTTCATCCTTCCGTCTACGTGGTCACGTTGGAAAGCAGGTGGGCGGCCTCGGCGTACATGATCACGATGTCGCGGTCGTTGCGGGCGCGGATCACGCTGCCGCGGACCTGCTCTTCGCGGTATTCCTCGACGATCACGGCCAGCTCCTCGTCGGTGCCCGGCACGCCGGGGCCGTCGCCGCTCCACATGAAGGTCCGGCCGAGGCACGGCTCCTGGGGGTCGTCGGTGGTGGCCACCCGGGCGACCACCGCGTACTCGTCGGACCAGACCTGAGCGATGGTGGCCGACTGCCCCTCCTTGCCCGTGTTCTTGATCCCGCCGGCCACGAGGATGTAGTCCAGGTCCAGCAGCGCGGCGATCATCGCCTCGTTGATCCGCTTCGGGTCGTCGCCGCCCCAGTACTTGATCCGGTCGACCACCTGGTTGGTGTTGGCGAGGTTCCAGAACTGGTTGCGGTTGCAGATCAAGGCGTTGGCTTCCAGGCCCGAGCCGTCGCGGACCTTGCGCTTGGCGGCTTCGACGTCGTTGATCGGCTTGGCGTTGGTGGCGTCGTCCCACTCGTGGGTGATCCCGGTGGTCAGGGCGGCCCCGGTCCAGGTGGTGGTGTCGTAGACGGCCGCCGCGACCGCGATCTCGTAGTTGCGGCAGACGATGTCTTCGGCCCGCTGCGCGTGGATGTCCTCGGCGTCGAGCTGATCGCGGAAGATGGCGATTTGCCGATCGTCCATCGGCTCTTCCCAGCCGTGTTCGTCGGTGGCGTAGCTGAATTTGGAGAACTCGAAGTCGCCGCGGCGGTACCCGGCGCCCGGGGCGCGGTCGTCGGGCTTGGTGATCAGCAGTTGCTCCAGCGGCACTTTGCCGACGTCGGATGCCTGGACCCCGACCAGCCGCGGGCGCAACACCCGGGGACCGATGAAGCCCTGGCGGCTCATCCGCAGATCGAACTCGCTGAACGTGCTGGCGAGATCGGTGCGGGTGATCGCGGTGGAGGGAAGCATGGGAGACTCCTTGGGTTTCGGTTTTCAGTTTTCAGTTTTCAGTTGCCAGTTTTCAGTTACCACGGGTAACTGGCTACTGGATACGGGCAACTCCTTACGCCCGCTCGGCGTCAAAGTCGACCCTGTCGAGCCGCAGGTCGGCGGTGGTGTCGTTGCTCGTCTTCTCGACGTGGACAATGGGCGTCAAGGCGCCGGTGGCCGCGGCCATGGAGAACGTGGTGCCCGAAAGCAGCCGAGTCCACGACGTGGCCCCCACGGCCCGATAGAAGAACTTGATGTCCGACTTGTCGGTGATGTCGATCTTGAAGTCGTAGAAGGTATCGTCGACCAGATCGACCAGCGTATCCGTGGCCGCCGTCTCGTTGGGCCCGTCGTCGCACTCGCACTTCAGCGAGAGATCGTTGCCGTCGAGGTGGAAGAACGCCGATTCGGTGATCGCGTCGGCGTCGGTGGCGTGGGTGTCGTTGGCGACGCCGAAGTTGATGTCCAGCGCGGCGTCGTCGCCGATGTCGTAGACCGCCACGCGGAACTGGACGATCGGGTTCTGATCGATGTCGAAGGGACTGTTGACCATGTAGAGCGCCGCGGTGGCGGCCTCTTCCACGGCGTCGAAGCTGAACTTCAGCACGCCGTTGGGCTGGTCGCTGGAGATTACTCCCAGACCGTTGGTCTCGACCTTTGTCCAACGGCAGGCGGTCAGGGCGGTTCCGGCGGCCGGGTAGTCGCCGATGAAGTCGTCCTCGAAATGCAGGCCGCCCACTTCGCGGGTGCCCGCGCCCTCGAAGGTGAGGACCTCGACGTAGTCGCCGTCGGCGGTGGCCGCCTCCAGGGCGATCCCGATCGGGTTGGCGTTGGCGGTGTCGTCGATCTTGCCGCCCTCGGCACCGTAGACGGTGTCGAACGCGCTGAAGGCCCCGGCGGCAACCATCTTCCGCGTGCCCGGGGCGTTCCACGCGACCACGGGCGCTTTCTCCGCCGCGCCCAGGCCGGACACGATATGCCGATTCCGCAGCGTACCGAGCCCCTTGTCTTCCGGCCCGCAGACGACCAGCCCGCTGGTCGCGTCGTACTTCACCCGCAGGTAAGGGGCCAGCGCCGCGGAGGCGGCGAAGCTGACGATCGGCGTGGCGTTGACTTGCATGGTTTGGACTCCTGTTGGTTGTGAGTTTCCAGTTTTCAGTCTTCAGTAAACTGGCAACTGGCAACTGGCAACTGGCAACTGATAACTGGCTACTGGCTACTGGCTACTTCGCCAGCTCGAATCGTTCCCCGATGAGGTCCTGCACCTTGCGGTGCTGGGGGTTGGTCTGTTCCAGGTAGGCGCGGTGAAACTCGTTGTCGTCCCGGGCGACGGCCTTGACCGCCGCGCGGCGGCTCATTCCCCCGCGGACCTTTTCGCGGACCTGGCGGTTGAATTCGGCGACCGGGTCGCCCTCGAAGCCGGCGGCCGGTTTTGGGGCCGCGTCGCCACCGCCGAGCGCTTCGACGCCCGGCTTGCCGGCGGCGGCCTGCGCCTGCCGGGTTTCCTCTTCGGCGGCCTCGATCCGGCGGTTCTGCTCTTGCATCCAGGCCGTGCGGGCCTGGTCCAGCGTGGCCTTGCCGTCGAGCTGGCTGCAAAGAAAGTCGCTGTCGGCGCCCGGGCAGGCCGCCTTGAGGTCTTCGTAGCCGGCGGCTTGCGGTACCGGCGGCGGCGTGGCCGCCTGTTCGGCTGGCGGGAGCTGTTGCTGTTGGGTCACGGTATTTCTCCTGGCTGAGGGTTTGGACAACGCCAGCAGGGTGGCGTCGAAGGTCTGCACTCCGTCGATCAGATTCAAATCGGCGGCGGCCTGGCCGATGTGGACGCGGCCGTCGGCCAGCGCGCGAGTCGCGCCGAGAGAGAGTTTGCGGCCGGCCGAAACGCCGCGAATAAAATGTTCGTTCAGCTCGTTGACGATCCGCTGCCACTCGGCCAACTGTTCGGCGGTGACTTCGGTACCCGGCTGGCCGGCGCCCTTGAAGTCGCCGGCCCGCAAGACGTGGACCTTCACGCCGATCATGCTCGCCTGGGCGGAGAAGTCGTAGATCACCGCGAAGGTCCCGATCGAACCGACCATCGCGGTCGGGTTGGCGTAGACCTTGGTGGCCTGCGAGGCGACCCAGTAGGCGGCCGAGGCCCCGAGGTCCTCGATGTAGGCGTGGACCGGCTTCTCGGCGGCGGCCGCCGCCACGTCGTCGGCCAGGTCGCGGGTACCCGAGACGGTCCCCCCGGGCGAATCGATCCGCAGCAGGATCGAACGGACCGTCTCATCGCGGACCGCGGTCCGCAGGGCCCGGCGGACCGCGACGGTGGAGGTTCCGCCGGAGAGGCTGGAGACGTACTTTTGCATCGGGCCGCTGAGATTGATCACAGCGACCCCGTCGCCGGCGGGCTGGTAGTCTCGATTGGCGGCGGCGGCTTGCGGCGGGCCGGCCGCCTTTTGCGCCCGCACGTGGACCTGGAGATCGAGGCCGTTGACCCGGGCCACCGCGGCGCGGAACGGTTCCTCCTGGATGGCCCAGATGCCGAAGTACTCGTCGAGATGGGGCACCTCCGCGGCGACGTCCCACGGTTCGCTCAGGCGGTCAGTCGGCATCGTCTTTCTCACGCTTTGGGGGTTGGTGTGCTTGTCCCTCGCCGGCAGGCGCCACGGCGACCTTCACGCCGTCGGGGGTCGGCAGCGAGGCGACCTCCCGCCAGGTGACGTGCAGCTCGGGATACTGCTCGTTGAGTTGCTCGGCCTTTTGGTAGGCCTTTTCGATCATCAGCGCGTTGTCTTCGACGATCTCGGTGGAGAGGTCTTCCCAGTCCATGCCCCGCTCGGCACACTGGCGGCGGCGGCTGATGAGCGAATTGCGCAGCCTCAGCAGATCGGCCGAGGCGTCTTTGAGCGGCTCGATGTAGGGCCAGGTGGGCGGGTTCCACCGATGGTTGAAGATGGCCACCCCACCGCGGTCGGCCGCGGCCCGCAAGGCCGCATCGTGGCTGAGCCACTGGCGGACCTTCCAGCGGTAGACCGGCCGGTGGAAGCGGCGGATCAGCGCCTTCTGGTTGCGGCGGAAGCCGAGCCGGGCCTGGTCGACGGCGCCCCGCCACCCGCTGAAATTCGTCTCGCCGGCGTCGAGCAAGACCATCACCAGCGGGAGGCCGAGATTCACGCCGATCAGCGTGAGGATCAGTTTCACGTGCGGAAAGAACTCCGGGTTAGGTACATTGGGGCTGTCCATCCGCAGCTTCTCGCCGGGCAGCCCGGGCACTTCCATCCCCGGGGCCGCCCCCTCGATGGTCCGCGTGGTCCCGTCGCTGAGCGTCTCGGTGGTCCGCTCGCCGCGCTGCTGGTTGATCTCGGCCTGGAAGTCGATCTCGCGTTCGCGGAAGATGGCGAAGCAGGAGACGACCTGCTGCTGGACCAGCTTGGCGAAGTTGATGTCCTCGAACATCCCCATCAAATCGAAGATCGGCGCGAAGGCCGTTACCCCGCGGGTCTGGGTGATCCGCTTGGGGTTGTAGACGTGGAACACCTGGCGGTGGCCGGCGGCGTCGCGGGCCGGGTAGCGTTTCATGTCGGCCACCCGGCTGACCGTCTTCATCGGGTCGACGTCGTCCTTGGTCAACCAATACTCCAGGCGGCGGCGGTACTCATCGAGCAAAATGCCGTGGACCACGTTGCGCCGCGTGCGGGTGGGCGTGCGGAGCCGATGGGCTTCGACGAGTTGCAGCGTTTCGCTGTCGCGGTTCGGCAGCGCCAACGTGTCCCCGTCGACGAGCGTCTGGCGCAACAGGAGAGCTTCCATGTCGGCGAAGGCCGACTCGCCGGCCAGATCGCACTGGTCGGGCTCGGTCGACCACTCCTGCCAGCGGGCCGATAGCTCGGCGTCCAGTCCCTTGTCCCCGGTGCGGGTGTCGAGCGTCAAGCCGTCTTGGACCATGTTGGTGACCGCGCGGTCGACCGTCTGGCCGACCACCGTGTCGTTGCGGTCCATGTCGCGGGCGTACTCCATCATCCGCAGGTAGTCGGCTTCGCTGCGGTAGTGGTAGTCGGCCCCGCTGCCCAGCGAGGCGACGCCCGTCCGCCGCCGCCGGTACCGGTGGCTGCGGGCGGCCGCGTAGTCGCTGCGAAAACCGTTGAACGTCTCGGCCAGGCCGGTCAGTTCGTTGCGCGTGCGGCGAACCATTGCTAGCTGCGAAAATTCTCGAAGGATGGGTGCTTGATGGGTTGGGCGGAGGTGCCGTTTAGGGCGAGCCACCGTTGCGCGTCGCGGATCTCTTGGCGGAAGAACTCGACGCCCAATTCGAGTTCACCTTCGCCGCGTCCCCCTTTGGCGGCCCGCTTCGGGGTGATGCGGATCAGCAGCCGGCAGGCGGTGATAAACGCGCGGGCCTTGGTGGGTGAGGCGTCTTCCGCGTAGGACGCGTTGTCGTCATAGGCGGCCTCGATCTCGGCCCGCGTGCTGGCGGTACTCAGCGTGGACATGATACTCAAGATACGCCGGGCCCCAGGCCGATTGCTACGCTTTGCCCATCGGAACGATCGGAACGACCGGAAAAGAAGGATCCGTGCCGGCCGTCCGGCCGGGGTGGGGCATTTCGTGAGAAATGGCCGGGTGAGGGGGTGACGGAGTGACAGGGTGACGGGGTGAGGGGGTGACGGGGCAAGAGCGGCGGAAGGGGCAGAATGGCCGGATCGGCCGGCAGGGCTGCTAGGGCGCTGGTGGGGGCGTTTGGGGGCTGGGGGGCAGAATCACGCGCCGGGCGAGCCCGGGGCTGCTAGGCGATCGCCTAGCAGATCCTAGGCGCTTCCCTCACCCCCTCACCCCCTCACCCCGTCACCCACTCACAGATCCCGGAGGACGGGGCAAGAGCGGCGGAAGGGGCAAGATGGCCGAATCGGCCGGCAGGGCTGCTAGGGCGCTGGTGGGGGCGTTTGGGGGCTGGGGGGCAGAATCATGCGCCGGGCAAGCCCGGGGCTGCCAGGCGATCGCCTAGCAGATCCTAGGCGCTTCCCTCACCCCCTCACCCCGTCAAGATCGACGTCCCAGAGGGAAAGGGCTCCTTTGCACGGGATCGGCTGATCGAGCCGGCGCGGGTCCTCGAGGATCCAGCAGAAGGGGCCGGAGGCCAACGGGTCGGCGTCGATCGGGTAGCGGGTGAAGTCGCGTTGCGGGTCGCCGCCGTCGATCACGTCGACCAGCTCGACGGTGCCGAGGATCGCGCCGCGGGGGGCGTCGGCGAATGGCTCGGGGTCGATCCCCGCGGCGGCGAG